CCCGACGGTCACGGTGGCTGGCCTGTCGGCCTGCGTGTCTGAGTTCAGCTGCTCGATTGGCAACCAGGTCGAGTTTTTCGACCATGCCGGTTGCACCAAGCAGGTGCGCATCACGGATCGGATGGTGGAGGGCTCCATCACCATTGAGCGGCCCGACGCTCTGAGCACAAAGGATTTCTACGCGCTCGCCATCGCTGGCACCACCGGCGCGATCACCTTCACGCACGGCACTGTCGCCGGTAACCGGGTGGGCATCAGCATCCCGCTTGCCAACTTCGGTCCGCCGGTCCCGGCTGACCTGCGCGGCGTGGCTGGCCTGCAGATTCCATTTGTGGCCCTGCACACCGCCGGCAGCAGCGACGAAATCTCGATCGCTTTCACCTGAGCCCAGCGGCTCAGGCTTCTCACTCCGAACACCTCACCACATGGGCTTCAAGCTCTCCATCGCCACCAGTTACCCCTGGCCCGTCGCCGGCGAACTGGCAGGCACCCGCTACAGCTTTACCGCTCAGTTCGCCTTCCTGGATCAGGAGCGGATCGATTACCTGCTGGTGGCATCAGCCAAGCGGGCGGCACTTCTCAAGCGCGGCGAAGACGATGCCAGCCTCGAGGGTGTAACGGCCCGCGCCATCGCCGCCGAAGTGCTGGTGGGTTGGTCTGGTGTGACCGATGACGACGGCGAGCCGTTCGACTTCACCGCAGCGGCTGCAGACAAGTTCCTGAGGATCCAAGGCGTGGCCGCCGCCATCGTGGAAGCCTGGGGCGAAAGCCTGGAGGGCGGCAAGCGGGGAAACTCCAAGGCGCCGCGCGGCATTGGCTGAGCGGCGCTGGGAGCACCGATGACCTGCAGGAGTCGGCAGCAGCGTGGGGCCTCGAGCTGCCGCCGGAGCTGACCGAGCCGGAGCACTTCGAGGTGTGGCCGGAGAACTGGGAGGCGGTGCGCCTGTTCATCCGCTGCCAGACCCAATGGCGGATCAGCATGAACGGCCGGGCCGGATTGGACTATGGCGCCCTGCTCGCCATGGGTAGCCTGTTTTCAGTAGAGAACCTGAGCCAGGTCGTGGAAGACGTGCAGGTGATCGAAGCCGAGATCCTGATTCAGGGGGCGAAGAGCTGATGGCCGCCAATATGGACGCGCTGCTCAGGATCGCCACTCGCGTCACCGGCGCCGAGCAGGTGACCGCGCTACAGGGGAAGTTCAAACAAGTCGAAGGCGCAGCAAACAGGCTGACCAGCAGGATGGGGCTGCTCGGTGGTGCGCTGGGCGCATTGGCGCCGGTTGCCACTGTGGGCGGCCTGGCGGCATTGGTGGGAAAGACCATCGAAGCCGGCGACAAGTTCAACGATCTCAGTCAGCGGACGGGCGTGAGCGTTGAATCGCTGGCGAAGTTCAACAAGGCAGCAGCCACCAGCGGGACCGACATTGACGCCGTGGCCAAGAGCCTTGGCAGGCTCAGTAAGGGCCTGTACGAAACCGCGACCACCGGCAAGGGCGCCACGGCCGATGCGCTTAATACTCTTGGCATCAGCGCCAAGGACGCCGCCGGCAACCTAAAGAGTGCCGATCAGGTAACGCTGGAGATCGCCAACAAGTTCAAGGCCATGCCTGATGGCGTGGAGAAGACAGCGCTGGCAATGCAGCTATTTGGCAAGGCTGGCGCCGAGATGATCCCGATGCTGAATGAAGGCGGCAAGGCGATTGAGTCAATGAGCGTCAAGATGACGACCGCCTTTGCGCAGAAGGCCGACGAATACAACGACAAGCTGGCCACGCTCGGCGGCAAGGTTGGCGGCCTGGCGGCTGGTATCACCGTGGCCCTGCTGCCGGCGCTTGACGCCGTGGCCACCGTGCTCACCCTGGTGGTGGATGGCTTCACCAAGCTGCCTGGGCCGATTCAGGCCATCGTTGGTGGCCTGGCCTTGCTGGCGGTCAGCTTCACGGTGCTAGCTCCCATCGTGGCCAGCGTGATCACGGTGCTCGGCGCGTTCCAGGGGCTGGCCATTGGCGCCACCATCGCCGGCTGGCTTGGCGCCCTGGGGTCGCTGGCGGCCGGCCTGGCAACGTTTGCCGCCGCCATCGTCGGCTGGCCGCTGTTGATTGGCGCCGCGCTTGGAGCCGCGGGGATCCTGATCTATCAATTCCGCGACGACATTGGCAAGGTAGTCGGCGCCATCGGCAAGACCATCCGCGACAGCATCGGCGCCGTGTGGGACTGGTTAAGCAAGTCAATCAGCAGTGTCGCCGGTGCGCTGGTCAAGCCGTTTGAGGCTGCCGCTGGTGCCATCAAAGGCGTGTTGCGCAGCGTGCTCCAGTTCGGTGCCCAGGCGATCAACGGGTTCCTGGGTGCCGTCAATCAGATGATCAACGCCGTCAACAATGTGGCCAGCCGGCTACGACTACCCCAGCTTCCGACCTTTGGCATGGTGTCGGTGCCCAGTTTCGCCGGCGGCGGCTACACCGGCAACGCCCCCCGCAGCGGCGGCCTTGACGGGCAAGGCGGCTTCATGGCGATGCTTCACCCACGCGAGACGGTGGTGGACCACGCCCGGACCAATGGCGGCGGCGTGCCAAACATCACGATCAAAACCGGCGAGGTGCTGCAGATGCCGGATGGCAGCCAATGGGTGAGCATGGCTGACCTCGAGCAGGCCATGCGTGCCACTGCTGCCGGCGTGCTCGGCCAGCTGCGCACCCCCGCCGGCCGCATTGCTATGGGTGGTGCCTGATGGCTACCGGGCAGGCTGCGTTCGTTTCCCTGGGCGATGGCATCGGCACCACCTTTGCGCGGTGGCAGAGCTACTGGATTGACGCCATCACCACCTGGGACAGCCAATCCTGGACCTATCAGCAGTTCGATTGGAGCGGCATCGCCAGCGGCCAAGCCACGGGCGAGCAGGCCACCCTCGCCTTGCCGGCGGTGCCATCGGTGCTGAGCGTGACTGAGGCGGCCCTGGCGGGCCCGTGGGTGGCGCAGGTGCGGGTGATTCAATTCGACGAAGAGCAGGGCACCACCGCGCCACAGGCTACCTATGTGCTCGCCGCCAGCTGCATCGGCGAAGTGATCGGCGCATCGGCCACGCTCACCACCATGACCTGGAAGCTCGGATCGGCGCTGTCGCCGGTTGGCGCGCAGTTCCCGCCGCGCACGGCCATCACGCCATTGATCGGAGTGCCCTGCCGGCTATGATGTATCCCGACGCCAGCCTGATGCGCTATCCCGACGCCTCGAAGGCGTGGGATCCCAGAGCGCAGCCGAGCCGAGCCGCTGGTGCCATTGCTCAGGTGTTTGCCCCGGCTGCCGCCGCTGCATCCGGCAAGCTGCCCCCGCCCGCCAACGCAGCCGCCGCTGCCGGTAACTCACCGCTGAACGTGCCCCAGGTCGCGATGGTGGTGGGCGAGCCGATTCCGATCGTGTTCGGCCGGCGGCGCGGCACGGTTGGCGGGGTGTTGATCTTCCCGAAGGCCACCGAAGCGCGGTTCGAGAACAACGCCACCACCGTCACCAGCCGATATCACATGGTGCTGGGCGACGGGCGGATGCCTGACATTCAACGCAGGGATGTGCGGCTGGGCGAGTGCCGTATAGGTTCCTATAGCCAGAATCACAACCAGCGCGCCGGATCCTGGACCCCCGGCAACTTCGCCACTGCGCAGACCGCCTACACCGTCCCGACCTTTGCGAATTACACGGGAGGCGGGGGCAACTACCAGGGCCTTTCCACCTTTGAAGCTGGCAACACTTTCACCGGCGGGTCCGACGATTGGAAGACGGCATGGAACATCTTTATCCGCGGCGGCATGATCATTGAGCGCGGCCGGCTGCTCGACGCCACGGCGGACAGCAGCGACAACCTGGCCGATCTGATCCTGTGGGCGCTGCAGCGCTCGGGCCGGGTGCCAGACGCAATGATTGATCTCACCAGCCTGGCCAGCGCTGCGCTGTTCCTGGAGACGGTGGGCCTGTGGTGCAACGGCCAGTTCGACGCCTCGGGAAACCTGGGGGATTGGCTGATCAAGATCCTTCCGGATTTCCTGCTGCGCGAGACGAAGGTGG